TGTAAAAATCTTTTTCAGTAGGACGATATACTGTAATATTTGCGTTTACTAATTGAATAAAGTCTTTATCGCTAGATACTATGACTACTTTAGAGTTGTTTAAATTACTGTAGTAATTCGCTAAATACGCGATAACATCATCGGCCTCGGCCTTGTCTAATGAAATTATATTAACAGGTAAACAACGTAAGTAATGTATTAATCTAGATATTTGGTCAACCTTAGCATCGTTTTCTTCCTCTAAACTATCAAATATATCCCAATTAGTAATTCGGGCAATATTTCGGTTAGATTTGTATTCGGGAAGTAGGTTCTTCCTGTTAATAGAAGAACCCATTCCGTCGAATACTACATAAACTGAGGTTGGTTGGTTTAATTTAATAAGGGCTCCTAATGAGCGAAGAAATCCTCCTAATCCACCAATATGTACTCCATTTTGGTTTACATAATTGATCATAGCAAAGTTCCTAAAAAATAGATTTAAACCATCTACTAATAGTATTCTACTATTTTTATCAAAGGAGTGGGGTGTTTCCTCTTGTTTTATATTGTCGAGAAGTTTAAGTAAATCACTATTCTTCATCCATCAATCCCAAAGGAATATCACGCGTTGATTCGTTCCAATCTGATGTATCTTCAATAACATCAAATTTACCGTCACCCAAAATGTCTTTCCACTCACTAGAATGTGCTTTCTTATAGGCATCGATGTCTTTTTTATCATCTTCAATAAAACCGTGAATCGTAGCAATTACAACACTCTTAGTTTGTAATCCAGTTACGTGGTTTTTATCACATGATACTTTAGTTCGCACAGCAAATTCTACTTCCTTACCATCTTTAGTTGCTTTAATTTTACTTGTACCACTGTTAGTAATATTACCAAAAGTCAATACAATAGATGCATCCAAGAACATGGTTTCACCATTTTTCATTTTCATTTTAGGCTGAGCCATGATGTTTTCAGCAGGAGCAACCCAAATTTTGTTAATAGCTACCATAGTATTGGTATAGGGTGCGGTTTCTTTTCTAGATAGTGGGAAACGTTGGTTAATAAAGTTACCAAATTGCTGAGACATAGCACCTGCGTTCCACATTGGGTTATTCTTATTAGCCTCAACACTCATTTTACATGGTATTGAACCAATTGAATCCCAGAAGAAACACAAATCATAAGGTAAATTACCTTTTTTCTGCTCGTCTAACAAATCAGCAATAAATTCAGCTACGTCTTCAATAGTACCTAAAGATGACCTATCTTTATAGATAAAAAATCCATTATGGTCAGTTACCTCGCCAGTTTCAGGATCAACCACATCATTAAGTTGAAAACCCATTGTTTTAGCATGTTCCCAAGACCATTTCATTTCGGTAATAATGAATACAGGTAGAATGTTCATCTTTTGAGCGCTAATTGCCAGCTCAAGCAATGCAGTTGTTTTACCTGTGTTACTGTGGCCTCGTAATAATGTAATGTGCCCCATTGGGGCTCCAACAACCGAAATCGATTGTTGGAGTGCATTTGAGAAGGGAATCCATCTTTGTTCCTTGAATTTTACGTTTGTGTTAAGGAGTTTTTTCTCCTTAAAACGTTCAAGGTCAAAGTTTCCCTGGATTTCTGAGGATACAGCCTCAGTCAATGATTTTCTTGCCATAATTAGAACGGTAGATCATCATCATCACCAAACAAAGAATCAAATTTGTCTACTTTGCTTTCTTTAGGAGTCAAAGCATAGTTTGGTTTTACAGGTTGTACAATTTCTTCTTCTTCCTCAGCTTCAACTGTAGAAGCAGGAGCTGCTTCCTCAGGGTTCAACCATTCTTGCAACAAACGCTTCATTTCATCAAATTCATAGCGCTTGTACAATTCAGTTGGGTCAGGTTGTTCGGCTAACCATTTTTTAGCTGTTTCTTTGTCTTCGGTCAAGTTTGACTGTTTAGTCTTAACGCGAATAGAGGATTTGTTGTAGGCAGTACCAGTAACATCTGGTCCAACGGTGTCAACAGTAATGTCTCTACCCTCATAGACGTCAGTGTAATCCCCGATATCCTCATCATCAGCCAAGGATAAGAATTCTAAGTAAATTTCTTTACCAAATTCCCACAAACGAACACCCAAATGCTCTTCACCACGAACAATTACGGGTGCAAAAATACGCATTTTAGGATCCAATTTTTTAGCCAATTTCCAGTTTTCTTTGTCTTGAGACTGGCGGAGTTGTTTTGCAAACTCAACAATAGGATCTTTGTCACCAAAGTTCATTGGAGAGATCATTGTACGGTTTCCAATTCCATAGTGGAAATACAACTCTTTGAAAGGATTCGTTTTGTCAAACGCTGAAGGGACGATTCGGATAACCTGTTTACCAACCGAAGGTTTCCAAAAGAATTTTTTGCGATCTTCACCCGAGTTTTTCTTACCGGGTTTCTGCTGCATGGCATTTAGCCTCTGTTTAATAGCATTTAAATCCATAATAACTTTTATTTACACTATAACATACAAAAAAAGGCTTGTTTTACCAAGCCTTCTATAAATATTTTTAAAGTTCTACAATTTTGTAGATTTTAGTTCGTAGTTGTTTTAATTCATCGTGCTGAGTGAGTAAAATAGTATTCTTGTAGTGTTGCCAGTTAATTCTATAGTTAACATCAACAACACCATCATTTAATTTTTTAATTAACTCATTCAAAGCATTAATTGTATATAACGTATTTGATTCCTTTTTACGGTGTACTAAAATAGTATTATAAGGAATTTCATCAATTTCTGTTTCCATAATATTGTAAGTACAAACGTACTCGTTATTACTTTTCACATATAAAACAAATATTTTATTGTATGCTATTGTATAATAATTTTTGATGTCTTCAATAAATCCATCAATTTGTTGCTCTTCTACGAACGTGCAAAATAACTTGTTGGTAAGCGCCATATCTTCAGTATGGCCATAAATATCATAGGGGACGAAGGTTGTTGTAGTTAGCTCCATGTTGTGTTTTTACTGTTAATCCTTGTTGTGTAAATATGTTGTGTATGTCGGTTAATAATTCCTCCCCGTCGGCTTGAGCATAGTCAAGTAAAATAGAGTCATACACATATAGTATAGGTTTTGTTTGTTTTCCTTTTAATAATTCAATTATTTTACGTAATATATTAATATTAAGTGATGTCTCGTAATTTTGAAGTATGTAATTGAATAATTTATATGGGTTAGGATTGTCAATGTTTTCAAGGCAATAACCTGAAATGGGCACGCTAACTTTACCTGAGTTATTGTATATCTTCCAGTTATTGTCTATGTATTCTTTACATTTAGCAAAGAAAGGTATATCTAAATATTGTTCTTGAATACCCCCATACAATTGTCTAAATACATTTTCCTTACCTACTTGCTCATATAATTGGGAAATGTCAAAATCACCACCCATTAACTTATTTGCTAATGTAGGGTGGTAAGATGAAATGTCAAATTCAACTAAATAATCGTTTTGAGCAATAAACGATTTACGAGCACCACTATCCTTGTTTAAGGCCGCAAAATTAACGCCATTAAAACTATTAGATGGTCTCCTTGTTGTTGTGTAAAGGTTGTATTGAGTAAATATTTTATCATCACTGATTGAATAGGATTCGTGTAGTATTTCATAAAATTTATCAAGGTCGTGTTTATCAATACCCATTCCATTTTTTTCAATCATGTAGAAAACAGGAGCAACATTATTGTTATAGAAATGAAAATGGGGTGGTTTATCCATAAATAAAACGGGTTTAATTTTATCATAAATTAATTCACACCGTTCATAATGTTTTACAATAGGGATAATTTTATTTATATCATTTCTATCTCCGTATTTCTGATAGAAATGTTGGTGAACAGGAGTGTTAAAATCTAATTTTTCAATATTAGATATAAAATTTAAATCCTGAATGTTGTGGTGTTTAAAATGGTATAATGTTGCTTTTTTATCTCGCACATATACTGTATCGAATGAGTTAAATAATGCTTTTAGTAGTTTAAGGTCAACCGAGAATGTATCATTGTGGTTGATAGGGAACATAAATCCTTTTTTATACCCTATAGGACGAACATAAAATAAACAGGGGGTAGTTAATGCGGGATGATATAAATCGTTGCTTTGAACAACTTCAACAAATACCTCACTAATGTCTTTATTTTTATTGACATCAATAAAGTATTGTAATTGTTTATTATTTTCGACGAGCCAAAACACTTGATATAACCTTTTACCTTAATATACGATAAAAGATTTAAAAAGCCAAATTTTTTAAGTTAGTCCAGCTTTTTTGTAAATATCATCATCCCAAATACTTACCCAGTTAGCTTGAATAAACGATACTTCACTCATATCATCTATATAATCCATAACAAAGTCATCATATTGGGTTCTGTTTATAGGTTCACCTTCAGGAAAGTCATTTATAAAATCGTTTAGTATATCTTCATCTTCATAAGATTCAATAATATCTAATACATCCTCATAAGGAGCCACATATTGAGAATTTAAGTAAGCATCATTTAGATTAAAATTATTATCGTCTTCATCATTAAAATTGCTTAGTCCTGTGTTTCCAGGTGTAACTTTGATTTCCTTTAAACGAGAATTTTCAGTTAATTTATTTTCTACTAAGAATTGTTTTAAGTTAAAATTATCCATATTATCTAACTATAAACACCTCGTTATCAATTTTTAAAGTTTCAATGCCGTTGACATTTATCATTCTAAAAAAGTTTTTCCCTAAATCAAACACAGGAATTACTCCTTTTTGGAATGGATCATAAGGTAATTTTCCACCTCGTAATGCTCTTTTATATATAGGGGACTCTCTAGTTACAGCAGTCATAACTCGTCGTTGTCCGTTTTTCTTTTTAAAGGTTGCTGAAAATCGTTTTCCCTTGGTTAATATAATTTTATCAAGTGCCTCTTGTTTAGTAATTGATGCTTCTACTTCCTCGTTAAGGAATTTTTGCTCATACAACGCATAACGCACTGATTCTTGTATAATTTCTTTTAATAGGGATTTTTTCATCGGTAAAATTCGCTGTAGTTTTTAAAATAATTACTTAAACCATACAATTTTTTTCTTTGTTCTTCAAGTAAAACAATATTTTTATTGGTTTTTGCTACTGTTTCCATGTTTTCCCCACTAGTTGTCCAGAGTATGGTAAAAGGAATGTAGATAGGCCAATTATATGTGTTGTCTTTACTTAATATCTTATTATAAATATCGGAACTTGTTTCAATAAATTGTAATTCGTTCGCTTTTTTAATAAAATAACGAGTAAATGAAGGATATTGGGGTGATGGTTTAATATATTTAGGTTCTAACAATGAGTTTAACGATTGTGGTACTCCGTTTTGTTGGCGAATAGTATCATACTGGCTTGATAAATAAGAAAAATTATTTGGATCCGGATCAGCACCACTACTGTATTCTTTAGTAGATATATTAACTAATTTTTGGGGAATACCATCACTTGGGTTTCTACCACTAAAAACATCACCAGTACTTACTATATAATAATATCCGGTATAAGGTACATTAGGGGTACGTTGTAATGCATATTTATCCCCATTAGTATATAAATTGGTTATTATTTGTGATTTAGGATAGTACATTATTAAAAGTTAGGTACACGATATAAATATAAAGTATAGCAATTTGAAGGTTTACTGTTATACACAAAACTAAAACCATAGTTGTCCCTAACATCCGATGACCATCCTGAGGGTGATTTAGAACCTACATAGATTTGAGTGTGTCCAGATAATCCATTACTATCACCTGAGTCTTCTGAGTAATAAATTAATATGTCACCAATGTTATAGTCAATACTATTAATTGCTTGTTGAATTTGGGTTTTATTTAGTCCTTCACCTATTAACTGTCCGGTCCATCCTAAGGTTTTTAATTGGAAAGCATACCCTGAAGTTTTAGCATCACCTCCTGATGGCAATAGATTAGGTTTAATGTATATTGTTTTTCCTGTTTTATAATTTTGGAAGTTTACAGCAGTATTATATACCCCTCGAGCACACCACCCTGATTGTTCTGTCATTAAGTAATTATTTCCAAAAGTAAGATCCCATGCTTTAAATGAATCATTTAATTGAGTTATAGAAATGTTATAAGGAGGTTTATTATATTGAGTATTAAGTTTATAAGGTTTACAAACACCGGCAACAATGATAGTTGAAAAATCAAGACCTAATACTTCAAGAGGTTTAATGTCTGCTTTTTGAGCAGCAGTTAAATCTTTTTCTTTTAAATAAGTTAATGTAGCTAATTTGGTAATCCATTTGTGTGTTCTTATCTCATGAGTAATACCTGTAATTAAAAAATTAAAGTCATTTTGATAGCTTAGTGGTAGCACATCACTAGATAATTCAAACTGTTGAAATATTTTTATTCCACTAATACCTAATAATTCAATGTCTAACTTAATAGGGATAAATGTAGGATTAGATTGGTTTTTTTCTGTAAATTCACCCACTATTGCTTTAAATAAATCCGATACCATAGGTCCATTGTTATCCTCATCAGACATTTTTAAGGATAGCCTAACAGCAGCACTATTAGGTTGTGGATTTTTCTGTAAGTTATCTACTAAGTTTTGAAATGCTTGTAAGTTAGTCTTAAAGGTTGTTTGAAAGTTATCAGCAAATGAACCTGTAGGTTGAGATGACAGTATTTTGTCTGGGTAAATCCGATCTATTAATCCTTTACTTAAACGACTAAAACTAGTGGCTTCCTCACCTAATTGATTTCCGTTTGCTTGGGCACCAATTGAAATAGCAGATGCAATTTCTGGGGTGATCTGTGATTGTGCTTTAAGGCTAGTAACAAATGATCCCTGAGTGTTATTGTCGGGTCCAATTCCTTGGGCTTGTATTAAAGTATAGTTTTGGTTATTACCATATTTTTTAGTTAATCCTTTAATACGGTTTTGGTTTATGTCAATAATAGTTAAAACATTAGGTGTTTGGTCAGAATCAATTACTACTTGAAAATCATTTATACCACCTAATGCTCTGTTGACATCATCACAAGCTGTTTGTAAAAAATTTCGTAAAGTAATTTTATTTTCTTTATCTAAATTATCAGCAATTATTTTAGATAAATAACCAGTATTTAAATAAATATAATTTATGTTCCCTATTTGAGGATAAGCAAAGTTTTGTTCTCTATTTGAGGGTACGTTAGAGTTATTTAATAAATCTTTATTAATTTGAGTTAAATTATCATCTCTAAAAAGATAAAAAGGATGAAAAGTAGCAAAATTAGGATCAGGATTTGTTCCATCCTCTATATTTAACTGTTCATTATATAAATAACACTTAGTTAAATCAGTAGATATATGACACGATAAAGCATAAAACGGTTTATCACTTTCCCAATCAATAGAAACTATCCCCTCACCATTACTTATTAAATTTAAATTTTCAGAAATAAAACGCAATAATGCTTGGAATGAAATATACATTTCTAACCCTCCATCATTGTATTCAATATAGTTCATTCCCCTATATTCGGCGGTAATATTTTTTGCTATAAATTCTGAATAGTTAATTGCCATATTTTATAAGTCTATTCTATATCCAACAGGGTTAATTTCATCTTCGATATAATTTTGAAAATCAGTATTATTATTTTGAGTTTCATAAATATCTAAAATTTTAGTTTTAATAAGACCTACTGAAACATCACGACGAACGGGAACAGGAGCAGCAGCACCACCCACCGTAGACACCTCTTCAAGTCCATTTAATATAGTATCAGCAGTATATCCTGTATAATCCCTAAATTGTTCAGTATTGCCTATAGAATTAATATCCCTAGATACAGTATTTAAAGCAATTTTAAACCTATTTAAACTATCTAGATTTTTATCATCTATACCAATAACATTATCGTTGTAGTATTTATCTGTAAGTTGTAAGTATTGGTTAACAATACCAATAAGTTTATCTTTAGCTTTAGGAATTTTTTCAGCTTCTTTTTGTTCTTGATCAATAATTTGTATTTCTTCCTGGGTGTTTGTACTTAGCCCATTATTAGATTTAGTAACAACTAGATCTTGATACATTTGATAAAATAAACGATTTAGGCTACTTAAAGATTTATTATTAACAATATTTAATAAGCTAGGAGTAATATTTGAGTTTTGAATTGGTACATTAGATACATCAGCTACATCAGTAATAGATGTATTTATTTTTAATGAGTCAATTATGTCACCCCAAGAAATTAAATATAATGTTATATCATACGTTAAATCAGAGCTAAGTTCCCAACTAAAGTTAGTTACTCGAGCCAATAACCCGTCATAATTGTAACTAGTATTGCTTTTATTTTTTTGAAGTTGATTTTGAACAGTTTCAGGTTTAATTTTACTATCTTTATTACCCGGATATAAAATACTTAATATTGATGTTCCAGTAGTTTGTGATTTGATACCATCATTTAAAAAATAATCAGTATGCCCCCACTCAACTACCATTGTATAACCTAAACGCAAGTAAATAGCCTCAATTGCTTCAAACTGTTTACGGGTAAAACATTTAATATTTAATGTTACCTCGCGCAATGAACCGTTATTTTTATAATTACTAACCATGTTAGTAATACCAGGTAGTGGTTTTAAACCTTGAGCACTATCAGATAAAAATCCATAAGTTGAATTTAAATCATATCCGATTCCTCTAGGTAGTTTTTTAATATTTACTCCACCCCATAAAACTAAATTTTTAGCTAATTCATAACCACTGATGTTTCCTTCGCTTATACCTAAATTATTTTTTAATGTAGTTAATCGTTCAGCACTATCAACGCTTACTGCTGATGATAAGCGAACAAATGATGTTGAGCTGTTAAAAACAACTAAGTTATTTGGTTGTTGAGTATTATTAAGTCGATCTCTAACCGACAGTTGTTTTTGCCTTATTTTTACTTGAGCATCTACCTCAATATCAAAGGGTAAACCTAAAATTCTTGGAGTTGCCATTACCTTGATTCATTTAATTGGTTAAAACTAGAAATTATTTCTGTTATATTACCTGGGATTCTTAGTTGTGTTCCTGGGGTAATAAACAATGATGCAAAGGGTATAGTTTCATTAGCTGATGCTATAATCCAATATAAAGTAACATCACCATAGTATTGTTGAGCTAAATTATCTAACCTATCACCCTCAGTTGTATAAACATATATATCGTTTTCTGAATAAGGAATTTCAGGATAAAAAGTAGTACCCAAGTACCTTGTACCTGTACTTGTTTTTAATTCGGGTATGTTAGCGTAACGATTCATTTTATGGGAGTATTAATGGAGGATTATTACCCGTAGGAGCATTTCCTGTAAAATTAGTTGGACCACCAGGAGGTTCTGGTACTCTTAAAGCACCTAATTCAGGGCTATTAATATCAAATGAATTACCTGTAAAATTAGTTGGACCACCAGGAGGTTCTGGTACGGGTATTAATGGAGGATATTCTGATCCTTTAGTCGCATACTGTATTAAGTTATTTGGGTCTATAGTTGATACTCCTCCAGATCTAGCAGTTAAATCAGCTTCTTCGTTAGTGTTTGGGTTGTAAATTACAGTTCTATTAGGATTAGATACAGCATTATCTACGTTTCCATTAGCAAAGAAATGAATTTTATTATTATCTAAATATTGGTTTTCTTTTCCACCTACTCCTGTAGGGTTAGTTATAAAGGCGACATCTCTACCACCATCGTTTAATCTAGGAGTAAAGTCGTGTATTGGGGTAAAGGCAACGTCTACATCAAAATATTTTGGAGTTTCCATTAATCCTTTATCTTCACCTAATTCGGGTGAGTTAATTGCAATTTCCCAACTTGCTTCCTCAGGTATTGTATAAGTTAAACTTGTAATAAAACCAGGTACATACATTAAGTAATCACCAATAGTTAATCTAATTAAATTACCTTTCATATATCCCCCATTATAATCAGGAGATAGTGAGGAAGCAAGGTAGTTTAATTTTTGATACAAAGGTCTCATTTCAGCTCTTGATTGAGCCGCTACTTTAAATGAAAAGTTAATAGCACGAGATGATCCCTGGTAATTCCAAACTTTATCACCTCTACCTACAAACCTATATCCTTCCCAGTCTGAGTTGTATTGGTCAGTTATAGCACCTAAAAATGCTCTAAAGTGAACAAATGTAGATATATCAGGGTTAGTGTTATCAATTACTTCAAATCTAAATTTAACTAAATCTCGTGTCAATACATCGGGATCTAGTACAATTCTATCTCTGTATAAAGGAATCATATTGATTCTATCTACAGTAGCATTATCATATATGTTTAATTTTGAACGATTTCGAGTGCGTTTACCGGGATTTCCATCTCCGATACGTTGCATTCTATTTATTTTAGCACTTTGATAATCAAATGAGTAAATACCTAAAGTATTAGGAGCACCAGTTATATCTTTTCTAAAGTCAGAAGGTACTGCTTTTCCTGATTCATCAAAACTAAGAATTGATTTTTTATCTCTTAACTGTGTCTGATTAAAAGTATAAACTCCTTTATCTTTAGTATTAGCTGTATTTTCAGTAGGGAATGTATTGCCTAAAGTGTAAACACTGTTTTGAAATAATTGGTTTGTAATATTAAAATTGTCACCACCATCATTTACATTAGTTTTGATGGTTATATATTTTAAATTAGTTGATTCTTGGGAAACACCACTTTTTGTTATTCTAATAATATCCTCAGAAGTTAAAGGTAATGATGTTCTATTAAAACTTTGAGATAAAGCAGCTTTAAGTTGAGCATTAGCATCTATTGGATCTCTTAAAAATGCTATATTTTTAGCACTTCTAAGTTGACCACCATTAATGATTATTCCTTGATTATTAATACCTAATAAATCATCAACGTAACTACCAATAGTAATGTTATTAGCATTAACTAATGTAGTATCATCTTCTTGATCAGGATTTAAGTATTTTTCACTTAATCCTAAAGTAGTAATAATTGATTTAGAATAATTAGCAGTTTTATTAAAACTTTCTTTTTTAGATTCTTCTGTTCTTTGTTCTAATTCTTTAGGAGATAACCTATCATTAGAAAAAGGAATACGAGTTCTACCTAAACCAAATGAATCGGGTCCACCAGTATACGATAAAATAAAATTATCATTTGATGCTATACCTAAACTTGCTGCTTCTAAAGGAGAAGTTAATGATGATATAAAACTAATAGGGTTTAAAGTATCATCTGGGCCGGGTTCATCTCCTATTTTAGATATTTTTAATAATGTTAATCGGTTATTATTTTCCTCACTATGGAATCTTCTATAAACATTAGCATATTTAACATCATCATTAAAAATAGGTAATGCACCTTGTTTTTCAATGTGTAATCCTGTTCCTGCTCCAGCAACTTGTGCTAGAGTCATTAATGGATTATATAATCCCGCTACAGGATTTGACCTGTTAGGACGGCCAGGTACTAAAGGGTTTTGTAATGATAATAATTGTTGTTTAGCAATAAATAAACCACCATTTCTACTTACTAAGAATTTACTAATACGAGATAAATCATCAACCCTATTTTCAAGTTGATTTTTTGGGTCTCGTAATATAAAATCAGGAAAAGTAGAATCAGGATCACTTTCTACCGGTGGTAAATCTTTAATAATAAATGGTTGTTTGCTACTACCTCCTCCGGGACGATCATTACCGAATTTTAAATTACGGTACTGTGTTCCAACATCGGTTAATAATTCTCTTAGCGCCATTTATTTTATTTACTTATAAGCAGAAAGTTTCCATTCAATAACATTTATATTATTGTTTGTATAATTAAGGACGCTTAGGAAGGCGTGTAATTCTACCTGCAGCTACTGAATCAGGATTTGAAGTATCGCTTCTTAAAGTCTCATCGTAAGTCCCTTTTTCAAAACTATCGTTGATAGTAGGAAAATTAGGGTCTGAATTTTGGACTAAAGGCACAAGACCATCTAATGATTCATCAGTAAAAGTTGCAGCTTGTAATCTTTCTAATAAAGTAGTTCCCATAATGTGTTATTTTGTTATAAATATTAAAAATTATTGTTTTTATGATGTAGCACTTGTATCAATTCCCCTACCTCCAAATGATCTAATATTAGAGGATATACTATATGTTGAGCGGGCTTGTGCATTACCTATGTTAGCACCATTAAGTTCAAGTTGTACAACAGTAGTTGAAGGTGTTACTTTAACATTTTGCTGTGTTGGGGTTAAGGATGTTACATTAGTATTTTGTTGTGTTGAAGTTGTTTGTTGAGGTGCTACTTTTATTGACCCTGCAGGGCGTGATTGGATATCATTTACGGGGATTGGGTTAGTAGTAGCAATGATATTGTCTTTATCATTTAAAGCAAATATTTCACCTTCATCAAACAACATACGTTTACCGTATCCTGTAGATATACCATCATCCATCTTTTTAAAGTCTTGGAACATACCTAATAATGCTCCTAAACCTGCTAGAACAGCAACAGTAATACCTCCAGCCGTCAATACATTACCTATAGTTAAGGCACCAGCAGATGCTATAACTAATTGACTAGCCATTAGTGATATACTACTTATTAATCTTACTAATGATAAACCAGCAAGTGCACCAACAGTTGCTAACACTAAAGTAGAACTAGATGCTAATGAAGCAAATGCATTTAAGATTGGTTCTAAAGCATATCCAACATTACCAATTATCTCTTGTATTTTTTCTAATGTTGCTTTAAATTTATCACTAATAGATAACGCTTGCATTTGTTCATAGTTAGCCTCACCAAATTTAGCTCTAAATCCTTCAGCACCTAATGCTAAAAATTGTTGTTGCATAACCATTTTAGCTAACTCCTCACGAGACAATCCTAATGCTTTAGCGGCAGCATCTTGTGCTAAACGGTTGTCAGATGCAAAAGCATTAATTAATTCTTGATTATTACCAATTTCTTCAGTCAATTTAGCTGTTTGGTTGGTTAAAGCATAATAACGAGCAGCCTCTAAATTAATCTGTTTACCAGTCATTAATTCGGCCGCTAATTCATTTTCAATAGAGGTTTGAAAATCAAGTAATGATGATGCTATTTGATCAACCTCACCTAATGTTAATCCTAATTGTCTTGCTTTAGTTGATGCTTCCGCTAATGCATTAACACTTCCACCTAAACTAACAGCTGTAGCAGCACTAACATTAGATATGTCGCTAAATACGGTTTTAATGTTAATAGCTGTACCTTTTTGTCGGTTTAATGCGCTTACAGTTTTAGATGCATTATTTAACGTAGTTTCAGTATTTTCGCCTTGTAAACGCGCTAAATACGTTAATTGAGTTGCCTCTTTAGTATTGAATCCTAATCGTTGTGTTAAATTAGTAAATGTTTCTAAGGTTTGTCCTGAAATGTCTGCGGCAAATCCTAATTCAGCACTTAATTCCCTGAATGATTGGTTTAGTTTTTTACTAGTAATAAAAATATCACCCGAGGTAATGGCTTGTCTTTCAAGTTCTAATGAAATCCCTTTTGCTGTTCCACGAGTAATACCAAATGCTTTTTGTAAATTTGTAATTTTTTCATCAGCTTGTAGGAGTGCTTTAACTAAAAATGCTCCAATAGCTAAAGCAGCTAGTTGCCCACCTGCTCTTAAATCCATTACTAATTTTACGGATTTACCTAATTCACCTGGTAGTTTATTAGCGGCTGCTACTAATTTATCAGTGGTTGTTAAGTTTTTTTCTTGTTCCTTATTTACATCTTTTAATACTGTTATTTGTTGTCTAATATAATACAACAAACGAGCATTAGTTGACATTTCTTCAAGGGTAGTATTTAAATTATTTTCAATCTCTGTACTTTGCTTTTGTAATTGCTTAATTCTATCAGCATTTATAAGTTTATCTTCTTTAGAACCTTTAAGTAACTCCTTAAGTTCATCCTGTGATTTTTTAAATTCCTTAGTAAGGTCGCTAGCTTGGTCTACTCGTTGTCGATTTATTCCTACAACTTTATCCTCTAAACTAATTTCTTGCTTTTGTGCCTCTAAAATTAATTTTTTATTTCTGCTAACCTGTTTTACCTTTTCAATTGAATCTTCTAAATCTAAACTTTGATCACGAATAGCTCTTTGAATTTTTTTATTAATATCTAAAGTATCGTTTTCAAATTGGGTTCGTTTAGATTGAATCCCTAAAATTTCTTTTATTGATTCTAGGTAAGATGTAGATAGCGAATAACTTTCATTTTGTAATTCAAGGCGTCTTCGTAGGATCTCGTTTTCCTTCTCAAGAAGTTCATTTTCTTCTTGCTGTCGTCTTAATTCCTCGGGTGTAGCCATTTGTTATAAATATTTGAAGGCACTACTTTTGTGTAGTGCCCCCGTTGTATTTTAATTTAGCACCTTTAACATAGTCGGGAACTTGTACTTGTCCTGATTTAACTTTGCTAGTAAAGGTATCAATATCATCTTTTTCTTTATTTTGTTCCTCGTACCAAGTTTTAATTTGGTTAAAAGTATATGTGCGCAACCATATAGGCATGTTATACACATCAGGAAATGTATATCCACCTTTACCGTGAAATACAATCTGGTGTATTTGATCAAACATGGCTTTCCTATACTCGGGAGTCAGGCCAAAAAAAGCTAAGCCCAATAGGTAAATTAACGTCCTCCTCAACGCCGTTTGGTCCATCAAAGTCAAATTTTAGGTCAATATCGGGTTGTACTTGGCGAATATACTCGCGTAATGCGCGCGAATCTTGCGCTAAAAGATAGTTATCGACGAACTCGCGAACTACCTTAGGCTCGCGGTTATCTTCGATAGAAGTAATCATATACTTTAAACGAGTTGATAATTCGGGAACGTTATCTTTATTAATTTTTTTCAATCCCTCCAATTCACGGTCAATTTTTAATTCATCCCCGTGTGTTAAGATTTTAAAGGTTAAGTTAGTATTTGATTTAGGTAAGGTAAATTTAAATTCATTAATACCTGGGGATATAAGTGATTCATCAAATGGCTTATCTTGCATTGTAGTTAAATCAACTGTTACATCTTGTCCTCTGTATTGAAATGAGTAATCTTTACCATATCCCAAAATACGGGCAGCAATCATAATTGCATTCTTATCACCAATAATTAAGTCATTGTAATCAATATTAGATACAATTAATGTTTGTAACAATTTATCTAACACAACGCCTTTTTGAATATATGATTGGTTAGTAAGAATATCTTCTTCTTTAGCCGTCATATACTTCATTTCAACGGTTCCACTAGATAATGGGTTTGATTTTGGATAAAGTAGACCTTTGGATGGTAAATCTACAACTTCGGTGGGCATTTTAAATTCGCTCATAATTTATTATAACTTTAATGTTGTATATAAATATATAAAATACAAAAAGGCTTGCCAAAAGACAAGCCTTTCTTGAAAAAATGTATAGTACTTTTTAGAAGTTCAATACACAGTAATCCATACCTAATGTCATAGTAAGATTTTGTGCTTCAGCTTCCGTATCCCAGTTATATTCACCGAAATCGGCTGATTTAATGAAGGCACCCATCAACACCCATTCAGAAACAATATCACCTACTGGACCTAAAACATCCAACACAATATCTTTCTTATAAAAATCAGCATAACCATCACGGCCAGTTACTGATTCATGGTGTAAACGAACCCATTCCATAGTTGCTTGAGCGCCTGAAGGAGTAATAGGGTCGAATAATGTCAAGGTTACATCATTCCACAACATTTTACCTTTGATTTTACGGTAAACGTTGATGTGGTTTAATTTGATTTCACCTTGATCAAATCCTAATCCATTAATTCCTTTAATCATATATGATGGAAAACCATCTACGTACATGATAAAACGGTTCTTTACCTTAGGTTCAAAGGCGGTGAAAAATATTTCGTTAGAGCTTAAAATTGCCATGTTCTTATTTTATTATAAATATTATTATTCAAAAGAGGCTCCAGTAGGAAGAATATTAAAGTTCAACACTACGAATTCAGCAGTTTTAGTTGGTTGAATGTAAATAGCACCTACTAGTTGGTTGCGATCAATCACATCAGCTGTGTTGTTTGATTCATCCATTACTACCTTATAGGCATATAAACCTTGACGTTGTTGTACTGATGCTAAGTATGGATTAACTTGAGACAAGAAACTGTTACGAGTTGCAATACTATTTTGTTCAAATACTAAGTTATTACTTACACCACCAATATAGTTTTTTAAAGCAATCAACAAACGGCGAACGTTTACACGATCCAAAGCGCTTGCTTTAGTCTGTAATGTTTTCTGACCAAATACTACAATGCCTTGGCCTGGGAAAGTAGCGATTGGATTAACTTTACCTAGATATAAGCTATCACGGCTTGATTGAGATAATTTTTGCTCAACACGCAATACATTTCCTAAACCACCACGATTAAATCCAGCGGGAGCAAACCATTCAGCAGCAACGCTATCGTTAAATGCATAAACACCGGGCATCATAGTTGAAGCAGGAACCCAAACGTTTTTACCAGTTTCAGGATCAGAAATTTGCAACCAAGGCCAGTAAGTAGTAGCATATGAGTTATCGATAGTGGCAGCATTAGTAACAGCGGTTGCTACGGTTGAACCATAAGCTACCATATCCGCTACATAAATTGCATCTCCGCGATTTTGAGTATTTATTATAATATTTGAAATAGGAGTACCATAATCTGCTTTATATAAACCAGGAGTAACTAATACGTTGTATTTGTAGTCATCTTTATTGCTTAACAAATTAATCATATTAGTATAGTTATCAGATACTAAGCCTTGAGTATTTCCAGATCCAATAGAATTATAAAATAAAGCACCTGCTTTAATATCACCGGTAGCGCTTGTAAATGATCCACTAGCTACTAATGGAAGAGAAGAAGTGTATTGTGATTTTGCAACACCATTATTATCAAAATAATCAGGAGTAGTTAAATTAACTGATTTAACACGCACATATGCTGATTTATTAGGATAAGAACCAGATACTTCAACTTGATTATTTGAAGAATTATAATAGTAATTATAATCACCAATTACAGATCCAATAAAATTAGATGCTTTAGGATCTAATGATAAACCACTCCAAGTTTCTAACACAGAAGGAGTATTAGTAGTATCGTTACCTTGACGAATTAATAAAGTAAAAGTTCCAGAAGCTGTATCGCGCTGAGAAATTTGCCAACGAATATTGTCTAAAGAACCACTTGCTAATTGTCCTGCACTGCCTTCGCTTGAACTGCTATTCATAATAATACCTTTAGATAAGGTTTCTAATACGAATGCAGGTTGTGAGGCGGCTTGAGTAGAAGCGGAAATAGGAGTTGAGGTAGCAGAGGTATAGGCTTGAGCACCTGAACCTGATACTACACGGGCAACTAATAAGCTAGTTCCACCGTTATTAAAATAGTTATAGGCGGTTATACCAGTAAAGAAGTTATAAGTATCACTACCACTTGTAACAGCACCACCAAAAATTTGTTTAAACTGTGAGTAACTTGTTACTAATGTGGGAATTTCTACAGGACCCTTTGCGGTAGGACCGATAATTGCGGCTCCAACTACAGGAGGTTGCGAAGTTACCTGAGACTGATCATTCTCATTGGTAAAAACGCCTGGGGATATAATTTGCTCTGCCATGTTATTTTGTTATAAATATTATAGAACCTCGTAAAAAAACCTTAAGGTTATTTAATTTGGATCATTGTAAGAATTACAGAGGGAACCCCTACTCCACCGTTTGCCGGAGCGGCAGGTTCTGCAA